AAAGTAATCAAACTGCTCTCGCATCTCAAACAGTGTCTGCTCGTCGCTATACAGTGTATAGACTATCTTGACTGCTGGACATGCGTTTTCTATGTTTCCAAACTTAGGGTAGTGTATAAACTCAAACATTGGTTGTCTGTCTTCCATTAGCTATTCTCCTCTGTCACCATTGCAGTTAGCTTTCGTAAGTACCGGCCAGCCTCTATGCCTTCTTCAATTAACCGCTCTATCAGCGGATACATTTTAACTTTCATATTTAGTTCCTTTCTGTATGTAAATCTAGTCGTTGGCCTCACTCATAACCCATGTTGTTTTAGCAACCATCTTTTTTTGCCAGTCTTCCAGGCTTTCGTAGTCGCTTGCGTTTCGCTCGATACGCAGGTCTTCACTGACTACAGTTGCGCCAAACTTAGCTTTTAACGCCTTCTCGATTGTGTCCATCACAATTGATTTTCCGCATTGGGTTGGGCCTGAAATTACAATATGCGCCACATCAGGCACTTTAATTTTTATTTCTTTCATATCAGCTGTTATCCTCATTCTCAAACACCACTACTTGTGTCAGCTTGCTTAAGTACCACTGAGCTTTCTGTAGGTCTTCTACCTGCTTGCCTTTGTAGTCATAGCGCCACAGATACTTCATACAGTTGCCCTTGAGGTAGCCTTTGAATGCCACTGAAGACATAGACTCTTCTATAGCTTCAATACACTCTATGTTGCCAGTGTTGTAGTGGTCAGGGTTGTTGACTACATCTTTTACTTCATTATCCCAACTACTGTGTGCTGCTTCTTCTTCTTCCCAAAGCTCTGAGTCTTCATCATGTGCTGCCCTCATCCATGCCTCTAGTCCTGTCTTCTGCTTCTCAATAGCAGGTGCTTGCTTTCTCAAAGCATCCCACTGTGCTGGTGTTGCGTCATTGAGTCTCATGTCTAAATTCCTCTTGCAATTGTTCTAGTTTATCGTTAGCTTTCTCGCTGAAGGCGTTTACTAACTCTTCTGAGCTTATGTCTAATATCTCTATGAGTGTTAGTTCGTCTAGTAGCTTTAGCTTATCCAGTAAATCGTAATAGGTTAGAGCCATCCTCTTCTCCGTACTTCTGTCTTAGATAGTTTATACTAACTGGTAGTTCATCACAACCGCCATTGGCTACCTCGTTCAACATCCATATACCAGCCCAGCTTCCGTTAGTCTGGGGAGTTAAGTAGTCCTCATCGTGTTGGTAGTAGATACCAGAGAACAGTCCTAATAGGTTTGTGCCGTCTGCCTTACGAGCATAGGCTATGTCTCTATCTTGTACATGGCCCATAACACAGCTCATATACTTCTTAGCCAGCATCAGCTTAGCAGAGCTAACTGGCCTGCCCATAACACCTGAAGTAAAGTAGTGGCAGTAGGCGATGTCGTCAATGACAATAGGTTCCAAAAACGGTACAACTTCAAAGCCCATCTCCTCTAACATAAAGTCTTCATACTTCAGCAGACCATCTAGCTTAGGGTCTGACTCAATAGCCCTCTCGATACGGTGCTCGTGATTACCTAGAGTGAACACTAGGCGAGGATTCCACTGCTTCCACTTGTTACGCTTTAGCCTGTCTTGTTCACGCTGTATAGGCTCTAGGAACTTACGCATCGCGTCAATGCCTGCGTTAATGTCGTTTATGTAGCGTCTGCCTTCAAAGGACTTCTTGCCTACGTCATAGCTGCTTAGGCTAGGCATATCCCAGTGGTCACCAATGTGTATGATAACGTCAGGCTTCTTCTCTGCTGCGTACTCTCCAGCCCAGCGTAGATGCTCTGCCTTATCACCAGGTTTTACTTGTGTGTCTGGTATAACTAGATGCTTAGTCATTTTAAAACTCCTCTGCTAGATACCATGTAACACACTTTCTATTGCATGAACTACATACACGAGCCAGTCCTTGTTTAGCTAATCCTAAGTTTTTCAAGCCACGAAGTCTTCGGCTAAATATCTGACGTTGTTGGTGCATATCTCCCTCAGACAAATCAGCCAGTTCGCTACTTGTCAGTCCTTGATTATCAACTAAAATGTCATACACCATTGCTCTCTGTGTGTCCATAACATCAGTGGGTCTATAAAACATTTCTATTTGGTTCATTTCTTTCGCCTCTTACGCTCTGCGTTAGTCTTTGCAGTGTGACACTTGTGACACAGTACCTGATACCCTTTAGCTTCGATGAACATCCTCTCAATGTAGGTGTTCCAATCAATAAAGCCTACTGCTGGGTCTACTACTGGGTCTATGTGATCTACTGCTGCGTTGTTGCGTCTGCGTTTCTTTCCTTCTAGCGGTGGTAGAGTAGCTGGAGAGCCTTTGCCACACTTGGCACACTTGTACATCCCTCTAGCTACCCTAGCCGCTGACTTAACATCGTGCTTTACACCCCATTTAGCGTGAGCTTGTCTGAGTGCAGAGACGATAAAGGAACGGAAACGCGCTTCTGTCCATCTTCCGTTATTCCTTGGTTTCACCTTTAAAACTCCATATCTCACCTTCGTACCTACGTAGCCAGAGCATCCTACCATTCTCTATCACTCTGTCTTCGTCTCCTTCGTACATTTCTACGCACTTATCGTAGAATTCCTGCTCAGTAGTACAGTCCTTCAGAATCTTCTCTGACTTCTTCTCACCAATACCTCTGATACCTATGATGTTGTCAATCCTGTCACCCATCAGTATCTGGCGGTAGAAGAAGCGTAAGCCGTCCTCTGGCTTTACGTAGTACCTACTGTTCTTTACAAAGTTGTAGTGCCAGCCTGGTATCTGGTCAAAGTCCTTGTCGAGAGATACCATGATAGCCTTATCACCGTGTGTAGTAGCTGCTATAGCTATGGCGTCGTCTGCCTCTTCTCCTTCAGTAACCACAGCAGCCCAGTTGTCAATAAGGTGTTGGCGTAGTGCCTGAATATGCACGGGCTTAGCCTTATCTTTACGGTTTCCTTTGTACTCAGCAGTAACGGCATATTCCTTGCGGAAGTTTCCTTTGCCAGTGAGATACAGAACATAGTAGTCTGTTTCTTGATCTACGTTGAGCTGTAGCAACAAGTCAGAGATAAAGCCGTCGATGGTGCTGACGGCAGTCTTCTCAGATTCTTCGTTACATGACCAGCCTACGCGATAGACTAGAATGTCTGCATCAATTAATATCACAGAGCTTCTTCCATATCTACTTCGACAAACTCTTCCTTGCCGCTGTAAGGTATCAAGTCAGTGACTACTAGCTTAAACATCTTAGGGCTACGTCCTGCCTGACCTGCTGGAGACTTCCAGTCGTAGTAGGACAATACAGCCTTAGCTTTAGAGCCATTGCCTACTAGGATGCCTGTAATCTCTTTACCATCAGTATCATATACACGGATAGGATGGTTAGACTTCACAGTTACAAAGTCACCCTGACCTTCTTTGTTGCGTACACTCAAGCCCATCATCTCAAGAGCTTCTACTGCTGCTGAAGATAGCTGTGCTAGGTCTACTTGGTACTTACCTGACATGCGGTTTACCTCTTGTAGGCTAGACCACATCATCTCTGCGTTTACTGTTACTGGTTTTGCTTCACTCATCTTTATTACCTCTTTGGTTGTTTTAGATCACAACTGATCTACGTATATTATACCATATTTGGTATGTCTGTGTCAATGCGTTTCTGCCCAATTGTTTCCTACGTTGTATTCAGCATCAAGAGGGCAGCGCAGGTCTAACACTTCTCCTGCATTCTTGATGGCTCTTACTGCTGCTTTGCCTACTACATCAGCAAAATTCTCTGGTACTTCTATCTGAAACTCGTCATGCACGTTAGCTACTAGCTTGTACGGAATAGCGTACTTGTCTAGTGACTCTACCATCAACACCAGTGCCTGCTTCATTACTATAGCGCCTGCACCCTGTAGCAGCGTGTTAAGTGCTGCGTGTTCTGACCTTACACGTATTCTTCTACCGTCCAGTCCTGGTAGTGTACCACCTGCTGAGAACTTAGATACACGCTCTCGTAGCCTAGCCAGTGCTGGTGTGTTGCGTAGGAAGGAATCTGTGAGCTTCTGTCCTTCTTTGTAGCCACCACCTACTATCTGACCTATCTTAGCTGGGCCAGCACCGTACAGGAAGGCGTAGATGAAAGTTTTGGCTTGGTTGCGGTCAGTGAGTCCTGCTGCTTTCATGTTAGCTGTGTGGATGTCACCGCTAAGTATCTCATTAGTGTAGTTCTCATCACGCATGTAGTGTGCAAGCATACGTAGCTCTAAGCCACTAGCATCACAGCCTACTAGCTTGTGGTGCTCAGGCACAGTCCAGAATGATCTACACTCTCTACCATACGGTGCAGACACTGAAGGCACTTGAGCCATGTTAGGGCTGTGGTGCGTCATACGGCCTGTTACAGCGCCATTGGTAATAACCCTGCCATGTACCCTGCCGTGCTTCTCGTGAGTTAGCCAAGAGTCTATCTGTGATGCACGTTTCTGTAGCATTAGGTATTCGTATATCATCTTAGCTTCAGGGATGTCTATACCTTCCAGCACCTTCTCATTAACAATGATAGCGCCCTTCTCTGTCTGTATCTTAAACTTAACACCTACACCCTCTAGCCTCTCTGCAATCTGCTTACGAGAGCCTACGTTAAACTCAGTCACCTTGTCCTTCAGTCTCTTTCCTGTCTTCTCTGACCACCTCTCCTCCACTATCGGAGGGAACACCTTCTGTAGCTCCGCTGTTATCGTCCTCATCTTGTGTGTTATGTCTTGCCAGAGTGTGGTAGCTGCTTCTACGTCTAGCATGAAGCCGTTGCGTTCCTGCTGAGCCGTAATGATGTACACCTTCTCTTCTAAATCTACGCAATGCTGTTTAAACTCCTCTCGCTTCAGTGTATCTGTTAAATGCTTGTACAGCCTTGTCGTTAGTGCTACGTCCTGCCTGCAATACTTCACCATCTCATCAGATAGTCCACCGTCATAGTCGTGGAAGTCTATCTTGTGGTCGCCAAAGCGTTTGCCCCAAGAGTCTAGGCTATGTCCACCCTCCAGAGACGGGTTCCAGAGCCTGCTGAGCACTAAAGTATCCTTTAGCTTCTCTGTAGGTATCTGTAGTGACCAAACCTTCTCTAGTACTGGTGCATCAAAGCCTATGATATTGTGACCAATGACGCCTACAGCATCACGCAAGAGAGGCGCTAAAGTCTCTGGTGTCGTATGTACAGCCATGTTGCCTGTGTATACTTCCTCAGTGACTACGCACCAGATAGTGTCGTGACTTGTGTTGGTTTCTATGTCCAGTGTAATCAACATAGTACTGCCTCGCTGCGTTGTTTTTGTTGCTGTGTTTATCATAAGGGTTTAGTCTGCTCAGCTCAGCCTTACTCTCCTGAACTGTCATTACCCAAGTTCCAATCTTGCTCATATTCTTGACTCTCCAATACTGTGTCGGATTCACTTCGTAGATCATCTCTGTCGATGGTGGCAATGACGTCCTCAGTGTAAAAGAAGCAATCATTGCAGATATCTAAAAACTCACCAGTCTCAGCCGATTTCCTTGTGGACTCAAAGTCCGATAAATTCTTGTTACACGCTAAACATCTCATTACAAGCCCTCTTCCTTAACTTCTACCATCCTACCAGTTTTCTGGTCAAACAGCAACCCACCAGCAGGCCCTGTAGTACCGCAGAATCGGTTCTTGAGCACTCTCACGTTGGTAGTGTTCCTCTCTATGGGGTCTTCCGCCTGACCGTTCCTCTCTAGTCCTATCACCATGTCAGAGAACTGTGCAATACTAGCAGAGCCTCTAAGCTGTGACAGGCTACTAGCAGCGCCTTCTTCGTGGCCTTTGCCGTCAGGTCTCTTGAGGTGGCTTACCATAAACAGGGTGATACCAGTCTCTTGTACTAGCATACGTAGCTTGGTGCATATCTCATCCAAGGCCTTACGCTCATCACCGTTGCTCTGTGCAGACACAACAATACTAACGTGGTCTAGGAACAGGAACTTGGTGTCTAGCGCTTTAGCCATGTAGCGGCAGCGAGCTATGATGTTGTCTATGCTGGTAGAACCGAAGTGGTCAAACATAAACAGTCTCTGAGTACCCATGGTAGACTCAAAAGCCTCCCAGCGTTCCTCTTCTGTGCTCTCTACGTCAGGTAGGTGCAAGGGCTTGTTAGCCGCCAGTGACATTAATGACAGTGCAGTCTTACGTGCATTCTCCTCTAAGAATAATAAGCCTATGTTCTCCTCAGAGTGTTTGAGGATATGCCACACTATCTCTCTTACAAACTGTGACTTACCTAGCCCAGAGCCTGCTGTGATGGTGACTAGCTCTGCCTCTCTGATGCCGTAGGTTAGCTTGTTCAGGCTCTCCCAAGGATACATTACAGCAGACTTCTCTACTGGTCTGTTCACCTCATCCCAGAGACTAGCGCCATTGATGATGCCATCAGGTACAAACTTCTCTGCATTCCAGAAAGCAGAAATGTAGCCTTTGGTGTCGTTAGCTGCTAGATAGTCGCAGGCATCTTTATAGTGTGGTGGGTTCTTCATCACTGCTGACTTGCCGCCAAACAGCTCTGCAATCTCTCGCGCAGCCTTCTGACCAGGTTCGTCAGAGTCCATAGATATGACAATGGCATCGAAGCTGTCTAGCCATTCATAGGCTGCTTTACAGTCCTTTAGAGCGCCGCTAGCGCCATTCCTAACAGATACTACTGGGTACTTGCTGCCCTGCATCTGGTAGCTGGCTGCTGCGTCAAACTCTCCCTCAGTGATAGTGACATACTTAGATGAACCAGCAGAGAATAGATGCTGTCCGAATAGTCCTGCATCTTTCCAATCACCTACAATGCTGTGCTGCTTGTCAGGTAGCCGTATTTTAGCCGCTATAGGAACCAGAGAGTCTTCTGGGTGGTGATAGCTGAAGTAGGTCTTCTCTGGGGTCTCTAGTATCCCATAGAACTGAGCTGTAGCTGTAGTCAACCCTCTAGATACGATACTCTGGTACTTACCAGTGGTTAACATGTTCTCAACAGCATTAAAGCTTGGTTTAGGTCTAGGGTCGTGGTTCTCTGGAACCTCTACAGGGTAATAACCCTCTCCCGTTTTAGTGTACTTTCTGCAACTGTGACAATATGTGCTGCTTTTATTGATCTGTAAAGCATCACTACTGCCACAATCTGGGCATGGTTGATGGATTGCTTCAGTCATTCAAAAATCTCCTCATATACTCTGCCGTAGCTTATTAAACAGAGAGGCAGGTTCAGTATAACCCCTTGGAAGGGCATTACCTCTATGCTCTCTGTAAAACTGTTATAAATCCACACTGGCCTACTATCTGGGAACTCTAGGTCAAAACCTACGCCCCTTCTATACTCTATTGTCAAACTGCGTCCTAAGATAACCATGCTGTTTTACTCTCCATATTCTTTGCTATTACACGTATCCTGCGCTTACATATTGGGCAGGGTTTAGTCCAGTCTGTTTGCTCTGGATGTTTACAGTAGTTCGTTCTCTCTTCTGGTATGTTGTAACTCCCTACCACTCTAACACGTTTACCTTGTAACACCAATTTATCTCTAGTTGTTAGAATCATTATCACCCACCTTGCTGAATACCATGTCATATTCTGAACTCTCAGCAATAAACTGAACAATAATAGGCGCTGGTACTTTGTAGAACTTTGCAGCCTCTCGCAGTGAGAATACGCCATTGCTAATATCAGCAGCAGCTTTAAACACTGCCTGAACTTCTGGATTCATTGTACCACTCATCATATATTCCTTAAACATTTTTAAAATCCCGTTTGTTGATTGTTAAAATTTATGCTACCCTCAGGACTATATAGTAACAAAACAGCCCTTCCTTTAGCAATAACTACCAGCAGGTACTACTTTAAAGAGTATTTCAGCTCCTCTAAAGTGTCCTGAAGCGCTTCAATATCTTCAGGGTAAGGAGTCCATTTAGGGCTTTTCAGTTTCTCTACAGTATCTGCTGCTTCTGTTAAGTCTCTCAGAGCATTAAAGAATCTCTCTCGCAGCTCCCAGTCCTCTAGTTCCTCTAAATGCTCATCACCATGTAACAGGTCATTAGGGCCAGTGAATACGTTCATATCAGTTCTCCAAATCATTAATTATAGTCTCTCTAATGCTATCCTGCTCAGCTCTACCTACTCTATAGGGTAAGCTCTCAATCCATATAACATAGCGCTCTATAGCCTCAGTGCGAAGCTGATCATTCTCTATATCTGCAAAATCCATTGTCCTCTCTCTATTGGTTAATGTTCAGGGTATTAGAGTCTCTCTCTCTCAATAGTTCAATACTCTATAGCCCTATAGTGTGACCCAATGCCAGGTTCTGGTCACGTTATAGCCTCTCTCTGTAGTCCCCCTATTACGGGAAACAGGTTGCAGGGCTTCCTATGGCGCAGCAACTGGTAGTAGCCCTATAAGGTTGTATAAAGCCCTATAAACCTCTTTAACAAGGCCATAAAAAGCCGTCTAAGACGTTTTAACGTGTTCTAGGTGCTAGGGTACTGGGTAGCATTGCAGGGCCTTAAATCGCTTTATATTAGCTAGGCGCATAAAAAAGCCCAGCTGTTACACTGGGCAAGGTTGGACTACTACGGGGAATTACTTAGACCATTGGGAAGCCATCGCGTCGGCTATGCCTTTGTATGTCTCGCTTCTGATTTTCCAGCGGTCTGCGCTGGGTGGTAGCATATGGATACGCTGCGCTTCTTTCTTTGGCAATGTACGCCACAATGCTTCGACATCATCGGTAGGAACCAATGGCGGCAGATTGTGCAACCAAAGCCCTGTTCTTTTGCTCTCAGCATGACCAAACTGGTAGGGCTGGATGTATTGCGTAGGCTTAATAGGTAACACGCCCACGGGATTCTCAAATGCTACCTTAGGCGCGTGATTCTTTGCATGCTCAAATAGGGCCAGAGTCCATTCTATCGCCTCTATGCGCTCACTGTTCTTTGGCATACCTGAGCCATACCAGCGATTACCTGAGACTGCCAGCGCAGTACATGGCGGGTGCATTATGATTAAATCCCAGCCTTCAGCGATAACTGGCCAGCAGTCTCCCGTGTAATGGTAGTCTGTTAGATTGTCTGAGGGTAACAGGTCACAACTCCAAGCATCATGCCCGAGGGCGCGGAAGGCATCCCGTACCCTCCCGCTGTACTCACATGCAACTAATACTCTCATAGTGTGACCCTCTCAATTGCTGGGTAATCTGCGCGTAGGCGCTTCCAATGGTCTGATAGTGTGGGCCTTTTATGGTTTAAAGCTCGGCCAGTGTTTATTACTCTGCTGGCTTGCTCTACTGTTAGACCGTAGTATTCCGCGAATCTATCAACGCTTAAAAAGTTATTGAACCAATCTAAATATAAACCTTCTATTTTTTCTCTGCTAGTCATGCTGCCGCCTCCGCTTGTATTTCGTAAAATTCCTGCAATGCCGCATTCTGTATTGTAACCTCCGCCAATATGCTGGCATGGTGGGCGAATGAGTCGAACCTGAGACTGTAGCTAAGCAGGGCTTCCGCATCATCTGTGCAACAATTAGCGCAGAGCATGATAGCTTTATAGGTGTAAATGGCGTGTTCACTGCTAGCAGCAGCTTGGTCTATTAGCTCATAGTGATCGCCACCGTGGTTTTTAACTTCTTCAATAGCTTCTAGCGCAATGCTGAGGGCCAGCTGTTGTAGTTCGTAATCGTTTTTTATGTAATCCATGTTATATGCTCCAAATTGAATTTATATAAGTAATCACGCCGCTAAGTATAGTAAGAACAGCCAGAGTTAACGTGCAATAGTAGACTCTGTTAATCCTTTTTAGTTCCCGATCTAGCATCTTACTTTGTAGATACTGATGAGCGCGGTTTATTTCTATCTGTCTCTGATTATCCATTGTATTTAGTCCTCTGTTAGATATCTCTCTATTCTTTGTTTGCATTTTTTT